TGTATATGGTAATTTAACTCAGATTGTAAAGGGTGAAGTTGCTGAGACTTATGAAAAGAGTCAAACCGTTAAGATTACAAAGGATATGACCGAGGCCATTGGTGGTGCTCAGTCAACAACAGCTACTGGACATACATCAATTAAGAATAATGTAGCGATTACAGGTCTACAAACTGTGTCTTCTACAATCGATGCTGGTGGTATTATTACATCTAATTCTGATGTGATTACTGGTTCAATTAGCTTGAAGAGTCATGTACATACTTCTCCAGAATCAGGTACACCAACTTCAAGTCCGAATTAATATGTCAACATACATTTTTTCTGTATACTTCTTTACTATTGTAAACAATGGTACGGCTTATGTAGTGAGTACCATGCCAGTTGATTCAGAGAAAACATGTATAGAAATTGTAAAGAGCATTAATACACAGCCAAGGCAAAGTTCTAGAAGTGTACGAGCAACGTGTCATATCACTAAAAAAGGTTTATAAATAAAGCTATGAGTACAGAGATCCTATCAGACAAAGGCGTTGGAATTGCGGCAGCACAAGTTGTTTCACGCAAAGTCGCGTATTCAGATCTAGACTTAAGATTTAAGGCACATCCTAACTTTGGTGATATTGTACCAGTAAGAGATATTGCGGCAATTAAGAATTCTATTCGTAATATCCTACTCACCGATTATGGCGAAAGACCATTTCAGCCAGGCCTAGGAAGTGGCATTACAGGTTTCTTATTTGAACCAGTATCGCCTATTACTACTGCTTTGATGAAACAAAATATCGTGAGAGCATTAAAGTTACATGAACCAAGAGCACAAATCAGAGCATTAGAGATTGAAGATCGATCTGATGAGAATGCATGGTTCATATCATTAACAGTACAATTACAGAACGTAAGCGAACTAGTCGACGTCGAACTATATCTAGAGAGAATTAGATAACATGGCAGCAAATATTAAAAACGTTACCGAATTAGATTTTGATCAAATCAAGGATAATCTAAAGGCATTCTTATCAACACAAGATAAGTTTGCTGATTATGACTTTGATGGATCGAGTCTGAATATCCTCCTAGATGTATTAGCATATAATACACAATACAATGCTATGTTGGCTCATATGAATGCCAATGAAGCCTTCCTAGATTCTGCACAACGCAGATCTAATGTAGTGTCGCATGCAAAGTCACTAGGATATGTTCCTTCATCCGCACGTGCATCTACAGCTTATTTAAATGTTTATATTAAAAGCGACAGCTCTGCCCCTGCGCAAATTACAATGCCAAAGGGTACAGTTTTTACCGGCTTGATTGGTACTACTCAATATACCTTTGTAACAAATCAGTCATACACAGTAAGCAAGTCTGCTATCTTTGATTATACATTTAGTGTCGAAGCAAAACAAGGTTCAATTAAAACAAATACATTCCGTGTTGATGGTAATAACGTTCATCAGAAGTTCACAATTCCAGACACGATGGTTGATACAACAACTCTTCTAGTGCGTGTACGTCCTTCAGTTGCATCAACCACATATACAACATATACACATTATGGTAATATCGTTAATCTAACGGCTGATAGCAAGGTATACTTCGTACAAGAAAATGCAAATGGAGAGTACGAGGTTTACTTTGGTGATGGCGTGATTGGTTATAAACCAGCGGCTGGTAGTATTGTTGAAATTGCTTATGTTTCAACTGTTGGATCTGAAGGCAACGGTGCAAAGACATTCTCAATTAACTCAACTGTCAATGGTTTAACAGTTACATCAGTCACAAACTCAACTGGCTTTACTCGTACACAAGACGGTGCTGATAAAGAAACAATTGATTCAATCAGATTTAATGCACCACGCAGTTTTGCATCTCAGAATCGTGCTGTAACGGCAACCGATTATGCAACAATCTTAAAATCAGAATATGACTTTATTGAGGATGTAAGTATCTGGGGCGGTGAGATTAACGTGCCTCCAGTTTATGGTAAGGTTTATATTTCGGTAAAGCCATATGCAAGTGAGTATCTCTCACAAGTCACGAAGCAGACAATTAATAACTTTCTTTCAACAAGGAATATTGGATCTGTCACCGCCGAGATTGTAGATCCTAACTACACGTTCCTTGCTGGTAATATTTTCTTCAAATATAATCCAAATGCAACAACAAGAACCCAGTCACAACTTGAAGCTGCAGTACGTACTGCTGTTCTTGCTTATAACGATAAGTATCTAGAAAAGTTTGATGGGGTGTTACGTTTCTCTAAATTGTTAGAAGCAATTGATGATGTAGATCCTGGTATTATGAATTCTTATGCTAGGCTGACTATGCATAAACACTTAATGCCGATTCAGGGTGTGACCACAGATTATAAACTTCAGTTCTGTTCTGGCATTTATATTACTGACAGTGCTGAAGTCGTCATGTCATCAAGTACATTTACATATGCTGGATCTGCTAATGCGGTCTTTACTGATGTATCTAATGCATCTGATTTACCAAATAGAACCGTTAAGATTATTGACAATATTACGAAGGCTGTGTTACTAGAAAATGCTGGTAAGATTTTTGTGACTGCAGGCCGAATAGAATTAACACAGATCAAGTTCGAATCATCGGCTATTGTTAAAATCTTCGCTGAACCTGAATCACGTGATATTGCTCCAAAGTTTAATCAGTTGGTTTCTATTGAGAGTGATCAAACACCAGGCATTACTGTAACAGGTGAAGTTGACTTAATTGCTACATTGGGTGCAGTTGGCGCTGCTTCATACACCACATTCTCAAGACATAACTAATGACTAAACAATACGATATTGAGTCAACTAATATCGAGGGGTTACTCCCTCGGCAACTGATTAGTGATTCAGCAGCATTAATTGATTTCCTGAAAGAGTACTATCGGTTTTTAAACCAAGACGATGGTCCTTCACAGATTATCAATAACATTATCTCTAACCGAGATTTGGATGAGGCCGTTGAGTCCTTTATTGCTTTAATTCGTAGAGAACTTGGCCAGTCAATGGTTAATGATCTTGTTGCAGACAAGATTAATCTTTATAAGCATATTACAGAGTTCTATAACTCACGTGGATCATTAGATTCATTCCGTACTCTGTTTAGGCTTCTGTTTAATACAGAGATTGAAATTAGTTTACCAAAAGAAAAGATTCTTGTTGCATCAGATGGCCGATGGGTTCAACAAACAAGCTTCTTTATTGACGTATCTGCTGGTAATGTCTTTGCGCTATATGCCCAGATTATTAACCTTACCAATCCAATTACTGGTGCTATCACTACAGTTGAGATTGAAAGGATTCGTCAAGTCGCCGCATCAACTGTTTACGAAGTTTATATTCGTAAATCCGTATTGCTAGCACAAATATCTGTAGGTGACACTGTAAAGTATCTAGGTGTTGAAGGTACTGTAATCTCATCGCTAAATGATTACGAAATTGTGTATGGTGGTACAGGTTTTAAGGTTGGACAATATATTGACATTGTAGATCCTGCTGTTAATTTACCAGCAAAGATTAAAGTAACACGTGTATTAGACGGGGGTGTCACCAAGTTTGAGTTTATTCGGTTTAACGGTGGTTATGCTGACACCGAACAATACATGGTTGTTGCTGAAGATAACATTGTTAGTGCTGCAGCAGATCCTGAATATAACAACGGGGAGCTTAAAGCTCTTACAGGTGATGGATCAGACTTCTTTAAGAAAGAGCTTACAG